GCCTCGTCAAGCCAATCACCGAGGAGCGGATCCAGTACGTTCCGCTCGAGGTCTTCTCGGAGGACGTTGACGCTCTTTCGGTACACCAAGTAGTCGCCACGCATTGACGAGTAGTTGGCGGACGATGAATCAAGGGCTGCGACGATATAAGGCAAGTTCAAACAGCGGGCGATCTGATTCAGCAGCCGACGCTCAAACATGTCGAAAGTCGTTGTCGGATGCTCCGGCCGCATTTGCGTCGCGTCCCACCCGTCGGGGAGCGACATCGCCATGCCGCGGACGATCGGCATCGTGTCCCACGCTGGCATGGCCGCGGAGCCGTCGCCACCGGCCGGGACGTTCGTGTGAATGAGGGCGGCGAAGTCCGCAGCGGTTTCGGCGGCCGTGACGGTCGCGAGCGTGTACCGCCGCAGCATCGCGAACAGTTCAAGGGCCGGCACCACCTCACCGACGCCGCGGTGCTGGCCCGGCCGTATCTTGTGTGCCCAGTGAAGGATTTTTTCAGCCGGCAACCAGTCTCCGGTGTTTCCCGTCCAAGACACGGAGCCTGGGTGCCGATGCAAAACGTGCCACTCGGCCACATTGTCGGCGTCATCAAGCCGCAGGCCGTCGATCGCGCCGATCTCAAGAATCCAGTTTGGATTTGAGACCTGGTCGGCCTCGATCAGTTGAATGTCGAGCTGGACGCCTTCGCCAAGCCGCGGGTTCGTGATTTTCTTCGCGAACGCTTCGCCGTCGACGGCACGGCTGACCCGCATTGTGCGGAGTTTGGCGGCAAGGTCGATCGCCCGACCCCACTCGTGGACCGCGTGCTCAATCTCGCGGACGCGGGGATCCTCCGGCTGAATGCCTGGGATTTCAAGCTGCAGCCGAGGACCGGTTCCGATCAAGTCGGTGGAGAGCGTCGACAGCATTCCGGCCAGGTAGGAGTTGTTGGCTGCTTCGTAGCGAGAACGAGCGCGAAGAATCCGGCGGATGCCGGGGTGCAGTGCCGCGTCGGCGCTCCACCAATCCGCCTGAGACCAGTGCCGCTGGTTTAGCGGCGTGGTTTGAGCGGCGTCGTATCGGGCCTGCACCTGTTGCGGTGCGGCCTCGGCCTTGCGTCGCGATAGGAACGAAAGGAAGCCCATCAGCTCGTGTAGCCTGGAAGCCCGCCCATGCCGGGTGGCGGGTAGATGTCGATCGTGTCAGGATCGGGAGCACCAGAAGCATTTGGCGAAATCGTCTGAGCAAACCGCAGGGCTCGGAACGGCGAGCGGCTTACGCCTGACATCGCAATCGCAAACTTCGCCGCCGCGATCTGCTGATTGAGGTCGTGCTGCTCCACCTCGCCGGCATCGGTCCTCGCGCGCTTCGGCTGCGCGAGATTCGCGGCGACTGCGGCGAGGATGTCGTCCGTGGAGGACATGCGGCACTCCGGTGCTTGAGGCCGAAAAACGGCCCCTAACACCAGTGTACCAATGTCTACTACCACGACTGGCTAGAGAAACTCGATGAGGACATCGGCCTCAAGCTCGGCGTCGACCTCGTCCCAAAACGCATCGTCGAGGTACGTCGGCATGGCGGTGTCTCCTTGCCGCCATTTTACCTGAGCCGATACGGGCGTTCAGTAGGCCCGACTTGTATGCGAACGTGTTCGTTTTTCGTCGCTTTTGGGATACGTCAGGTTTTCGTGTCGCGAAACGTGACATGTCGGCAAGTTATGCGGAACCTGATAACGGCGGCGATCAGCGTCTCGCGGCCGTGTGGTGAAAATCTGCGTGGTGATATGCGGCAACCTGGGACGCTATGCGGGTCTGCATAATCACTGGTTATCCCTTCAGGAACGCAGGCTTCTCGCCAGGCCCCTTGAGCCCCTCCGCGACCGGCCCAGCGTCGAAGTCCGGCCTACCCATCACCGGGTTCTCGTCAAGCGTTTCGAGCCGTGCAATGTCGAACCAGAGCGTGTCGCGGACCTTGCCGTCCTTGTCCATGCCAGGATGCAGGATGCACTGAATGCACCCGTACAGGTCGAATGTTACGCCAGTGACGACGCCTTCCATGCCGGTCACGCGGTCGCGGACCTTCTGGCCAAGCCTCGCAAGATGCTTTTCGACGTTCGTCATTCCGTTCTCCTTGAAATAAAACCCGGGATAACCAAGCGATGCTGCGGACTGCGCCGCAGATCGCATCGTTCTCACTCTAGCCGATCAAGCAATCCCCGAACCACTTGCCCCGTCCTCCACATCGCCCTATAGGCAGCGTCGGCCTCAATCGCCAGCAACACCTCCCGCTCATCGGCGGTGATCGCGGGCGAGCGGTAGAGCGGGACAACGACGCCACCTGCATCCAGCGCAACGTCTCCAGCGGTAGCCTCGCATGGGTAGACGAACTCGCAGTCAATCTCATCGTCAACTCGCGGAGCCACCGCCCACGCCACCGGCTGAGAACCAGCCGGTGCAGGAGACGGTTGTCCGAGATCTCCACCCGTTTTTCGGACAGACTCATTGTCATCGTTCGCTGCGTTTTCCGGCACCGGACAATCGCCAATACGGGACAGCAGGGAGCGGAGCGTGTCTGCCGCCTCACGCGACAAATCAACTGGCATCGACTCACATTCCGCGATTGCCCACCCAATCGCCTTACGCTCCTTTTCGGTGAGCGTGAACGGAGTCAGGGAGCAGTAATGCGTTGTGGTGCCAACGACGTGCGGACACGGGGCCTTGCGTAGCCGCTCAATCTCGTCCGCCGCCTCGCGTGCCGTCGCGTATTGCGAGTCCGTGTAAACCCACGCCCGCAGCCGCTCAACGATGTCACTCATTCCGCCACCTCACTGTGAGATAGGTTCCCACAAACGCCCCGGCGGCCAGCGGGACGAGGTACAGAATGTTCTTTGAGAACGTCACCACACCATAGGCCAGCAACCCGTAGATCACCGACGAGAGGGCCGCGGCCCGAACCGCCCGCCGGTCACCAACCGCGATGATGTATGCCGCGTATAGAACGTCGATCACGACGTACGTTGCAAACACCAGCACGGCGGTGACCGGCGAGAAGTCGGAGAACATCAGCGGCACTCGCAAGCCGCGGCCACGGGCTGGCTGTGGCACGAAGCCTTGGCGAGACGCTTGGCAGCTCGAGCATCCTGCCGTGCGGTCTGCCGAGCCGCGACCCGCTGGGCCACAGTCAGCCGCCCGTGGCACGCAGCCGCTTCGCCGTGGCAGCCGGCAACCGCCGTGGCGGCCTCCGGCGATGCACCAGCGAGGGCCACGCCCACAAGACCGAGAAATGCCGCCATCGAAATACCCAGGATCAGACGAAACACGATCACCGTCCTTTCGGGGAAAGAGAAATCACCGACCATACCGGCGGCACGCCCACCAGCGGCCGTGACCGAAGGCCACGCCCTGGTCGATCACGGGCCACCCGTTTCGCGAAAAACAACAGGCAGCAAGTGCCGCGGCCGGGGTGGGGCCGCTGCCGCACCCCTCAAATCCAGCGTTGCCACCGTGGTGGCCCACGCGGCCCTGCCGGGCCTGGATCTCGGCGACCCCTTGGGCCGTCGAGGTGTCACTGACCTGGCGGCACTGACCGTTCGCACACGTCCGGCTGGCGTAGATCACGTCCTGGCCGACGGAGGTGCTGCACACAAGAACCGCGAGAAGTGTCAGAAATCTCATGGTGTTTTTCTTCCGGAATGAGGAATCGAACCGCTTGCAGTCTGACGAATAGTGTACGGGCGTCAACCTCGCCTTACCTACCTATTTTGTCAAGCAACGCGGCACGCCTGGCGGCCATTTCCTCGCGAGTGATGATTTTTCGCGGAGCGCCACGCGGCGGTTCGGCACCAACCGCAGACAAGCCGGTGAACGACGCCGCGACCGCCGCACCGACGCAGCAGTCCCACCAGTGGTTATCACGGCCTGGGATCTGCCGCCACTCGTCTACGATCCGCATCTTCGACTCCACCCGCACCGGGATCTCGGCACTCATCTGCTCGGCAAGCATCTCGTGCTGGCCGGCATGGATAGTGAACGCCAGCGGGTCACCCACCGGCAGCTTGCATCGAGTCGCCACGAAAGTCTTCCACGCATTCGTGTCGTACAAAACGTGCCGCTGCTTCTGGATCGTCGAGGTCCGCCAGTTGGCACCGATCCTCTCGCCGCGATCTGCCGCCTTGTCACTGATCGTCTGGCCCGACGCACCAACGAATCGTCCATGGGTCGGCAGCACCCGCGGCCCCCACGACGATCGACGTGCGAAGTCTCTCACCACCCCGTGCGTCTGTGCCCAGTTCGCGTCGACGAACAACTGGCCGACCCGAAGAACCGCGTCGTCGTCCTCGCGGTTGACCTCCCGGCCGAGGATCATCGACGCCACCGACTCCAGCCCCGCGTGGATCGCGGCCTCGAGGGCCACGCCGCCGGCCGCAGACACGAGAGTCTTCTTCGCGTCGCGTAGCGTGTAGTACGCCCGGCCCTGCTCAGGGTACGCACCGTAGGCCACAAGGTGCCCGCGGAGTTGGTTGCCCCACGCCACAACCGCCCAGTAGAGCAGTTTTTCCTGGACGTCCACGAACGCGGTCAGCGTGTCGCACCCTCGCGGGCATACCCATTTGGGTATTTCGATAACGCGACCGCGAACGTCCTCCGCTGTCACGCCGAGGCTGGCCGCCTCGTCTTTAATCGGTTGTTGTTGAAACTCCGACGCGAACACGTCCGGGCCGTCGTCGATCAGCGCGTTGTATGAGTGCTGAATCGCGGAGTGTTCTGCTTCGGGGTCGAAGCACGACGCCCACGACACTTCGCATCCAGCGTCCATTGCGGTTCGATTCGCCAGGTAGAACTCGTTGGCTTCTTTGTGGGCTCGGGCTTGGTCGCCTGGAATGTCCTTCGCGAACGTGCATCGCAGATCGCGATAGCGGCTCATCCAAAGGTCGTCGTGACTGTCGGAAAACTTGCGGACCATCGGGATTCGCTCGCCCTGCCACGCGGGGAACCGGCTGGAGTCGAGGAGCTGGTCGACCATGTCGCCGGTCGAGATCACCGTGGCATTGACAACGCACGCCATGCTGCGGGTGTGGCCGGCGAGTTTCATCACCGACTTCGTCAGGATCTCCAGTCGGTATGAGCACTGCACCGACGACCGGGCTGACTCGCGAGTCTGAGGGTCGTCAACGATCGTGAAGTCTGGACGGAGCTGCCGGCCGTCCGGAGTCTTCCACCGCAGACCCAAGATTGAGCCGGTGAGGCCGCGGCTCATGATGATCGAGCCGGACGAAGGTGATCCCTCGATCGCCGGCATGACGAGTGTGTCTTTTCGCCACCCAATATGCGTCCGCTCGCCGCGGTAGGTCTGCGAGTTGCAGCGTTGGGCCTTGCCCTCCAGGCACCGGACCGGGTGGCAGACCTCTGGGAAGTCTTCAAAGAGCAAGTCGTTGTCGGACAGCTCCGTGCGGACGGAGTTGATCGCCTTGTCTGCCAGGTCCGATTCTGCGGCGAAGATTCCGCCGAACTTGCGATGGCCGTAGAGGATCGCCCACAAAAGTGCGTTTTCGCTTACCGTCGATTTCGCAAATCCGCGGTACACAGCGTTGATGAATCGGCCGCCGCCGATGATGCAGTCCTGGATGCGTGCGATCACCCGCTTGTGGTCCGGCGAGAATGGCGAGAGACCGGTGGAGTATGGGAAGTAGGTGGTGAGGAACAGTTCAAGGTCCATCCGGCATGACTCGCGACGGGCCGCATTCACGACCGGCGGTATCTCGCCGATGTCGGCACCGCGGCGTGTCCGCTCGCGGCCACGCTCGATGGTCTGCTCACGCGCACGCTCGGCCGCGGCGACCTGGTGCTCGGGGGCGGATTTGGGTCTACCCATTGCCGGCCCTCGCGTACCAGTGGGCGAGAAGGGCCGCGTCGGCCCGCCCGTCGTCCTTCACGCGGGCGAATAGGTCGGCGTGCTTCGGCCACAGCCGCGACGCCACCAGCCGGTGCTCGCCCTTATCGCGACTGACGCCGATCGCTTTCGTCCACGACTGCGGCCTGACCAGCGTCAGCGGGAAGCCGAGGGCCGAGATCAC